CCATAAAAAAACGGATTTTGACCTTATCGTAGAAGTACGTACTACTAGTCCCCTCTCTGCATAGAGGGGCATCAAATTTATTAAGGAGGAAAGTATGAAGATACGTTGGAAAGATGATCTATGTCCTAGTTGTAAGACATTCATAGTTTTTACAGACGGCAGGACAGTGTGTAACACGTGCAAGTTAACGATAGATAATACTGACTTGGAAAAACAATTAGAATTACCCTTAGACTTTGAACCATCAGAAAATTACGAGTGGGAGAAAGAAAATGACTAATAAAACAGAATGGCAAATATTGAGAGATGAAGCAGATGCTATAAGAGCAAAGGCTATGAAATCTTTAACTACGGATCAATTAAATACAATTAAAGAAACTCATAAGAGTTTAGGAGATGCTTTAAATATGCTTTCAGAAATGAATGATCTTTATCTTTCAGACATTAGAAAATTAGATAATGCTTTTTGGAAACTTAAAAACGAATTTAATTTGGGGGAGAAAGAAAATGACTAGAAAGAAGAACGTAGTAACTCGTAGCAGTGTGCTAGACAATGCAAAAGAATATGTAACGAAAGACAGAGCATCTACCCATGGTGACATGGAAGATAACTTCAGCACTATAGCTAAGTATTGGGCAGTGCATTTAGGTACAGAAGTTACTGCAGTTGATGTTGCAGTTATGATGAACTTATTAAAGGTGGCACGTATTAAGTCATCGCCTAGTAATATGGATAACTGGGAAGATGGCTGTGGTTATCTAGCATGTGGAGGAGAACTTGCTGGGAGGAAAACGTAATGACAGAAAAGAAAATAAGAACAAGGTGGGGATTATACCTCAGTACCGATAGAGGATTTAAGCAAGAAGCTTTTTACGACACCTTGGCAGATGCTGAATATTATTTGGAAGAATGGAACGAAGAGTTTCCTAACTGTCATTTTCACATAAAAGAAGAGAGGGTGTAATGGATTTAATTACATTAGATTTTGAGACTTACTATAGTAAAGAGTTTTCGCTAGGTAAGTTGACCACTGAAGAGTACATCCGTGACCCACGATTTGAGGTCATTGGTGTGAGTGTTAAGCTAAACAATCAGGGTACAGAGTGGGCAAGTGGTACACGAGAAGAACTTACCACGTACCTCAAGACGTTTCCCTGGGATAACTCATTAGTCGTAGCACATAATACAATGTTTGATGGTGCAATACTTAGTTGGATATTCGACATACACCCTAAAGTATATGGCGATACCTTATGTATGGCTCGTGCTTATCATGGTGTTGAGAGTAGTGGTAGTTTAAAAGCATTAGCAGAAAGACATAAGATTGGGGAAAAGGGTACAGAAGTAATCGATGCCCTTGGAAAGAAACGACTAGACTTTAACGAAGAAGAATTAGAACGATACGGAGACTACTGTATCAATGACGTAGACCTAACCTATAAGTTATTTAATATAATGGGTAAAGGCTTTCCCAAGAAAGAGTTTAAACTAATAGATGCAACATTACGTATGTTCGTAGAACCTATACTCGGACTGGACCGTGGCATGTTAGAACAACACATCACAGAAACACGTTGTGGTAAAGACGAACTGCTTACAGCGTCAGGTGTGAGTAAAGAAGAATTGATGAGTAACCCTAAGTTTGCAGAGGTTCTTAAATCACTTGGTGTCGAACCACCTATGAAGATAAGTCTTACTACGGGCAAAGAAGCATTTGCATTTGCCAAATCGGATGAGGGATTCAAAGCATTGGAGTCTCACCCCGATGAAAAGGTGCAAGCGTTAGTAATGGCTAGGCTTGGAACTAAATCCACATTAGAAGAAACAAGAACGCAACGATTTATAGACATATCCAAACGTGGTCTCCTGCCTGTCCCAGTCAAGTATTACGCAGCCCACACTGGACGTTGGGGTGGAGACGATAAGATAAACTTACAGAACTTACCCAGTAGAGGTGTCAATGGTAAAAAGTTGAAGCGTAGCATTATCGCACCCGAAGGTTATACACTTATAGATGCTGACTCGGCACAGATTGAGGCTAGAGTTTTAGCTTGGCTTGCCGAACAAGATGACTTGACTAAAGCATTTACTGACGGAGAAGATGTTTATGTAAAGATGGCATCTCGTATTTATGGCAAAGATGAGGCAGACATAACAAAGGACGAGAGATTTGTAGGGAAGACTACGATATTGGGTGCTGGCTATGGCATGGGTGCAATGAAGTTTCAATCGCAGTTAAAGACGTTTGGGTTTGATATGAAGATAGAGGAAGCACGGAGGGTCATAGGAATTTATCGTGAGGCTAATTGGAAGATAAACAAGTTATGGCGAGATGCACAACAGATTCTTGTTTCGTTACATCGCAATGATATGCCATTTAGTCTTGGTAGAGGTCGAGTGTTACGAACTGTACCCGAAGAAAATGCTATACGATTACCCTCGGGATTGCTTATGCGATACGAAGATTTAGACCATGAGCAAGGCGAGAAAGGTATAGAGTTTAGTTACCAAACTAGGCGAGGTCGCACACGAATATATGGTGGTAAGGTTGTGGAGAATGTTTGTCAAGCTATAGCACGTTGCATAATAGGTGAGCAGATGTTAGAAATAAATAGGAAGCACCGAGCCGTTCTTACTGTGCATGACTCAATAGTGTGTTGTGTCAAGGACGAAGAAGTAGCAGATGCACAAAAATATATAGAAGAATGTATGCGTTGGACACCCGAGTGGGCAGATGGTCTGCCTATAAATTGCGAATCGGGTACGGGCAAAACTTATGGAGATTGTGAATGAGTAATGATGTTGCTAAAGACGTTGCTAAAGACGTAAATGACGAGTGGATCAAATTGTTAAATCAAGTAGGAAAAGTAGCCCCTGATGATTTAGTAAAAATACAAAACATGAACGAGGAGTATGGTGAGCTACCAAAAAATTTGTTTACACAAGGATTTCGTAGTGGCTTTAATATAGCCGCTACCATGATGAGAGATTCAATTGAAGAGGTTGAAGAGTGAGTATCAAACCTTGGTCGTTCAGTAGGATTAAATCTTTTGAGCAATGCCCCAAACAGTTTTATCATGTAAAGATATTGAAAGACTATACTGAGTCTGAGACTGAGGCTATGCGTTATGGTACGGAGGCTCACTTAGTTGCCGAAGAATTTATTGGTAGCGACAAGCCCGTACCCAAGAAGTTTGATTACATGAAACCAGTGCTTGAGGCTCTTAAAGCTAGAGACGGAGAGAAACATTGTGAGATGAAGCTAGGGCTCACACAGGACCTGGAGCCGTGTGACTTCATGTCAGAACACGTTTGGTGGCGTGGGATAGTTGATCTCGTTATTACCAATGGTGATAAGGCATGGATTGTGGATTATAAGACTAGCAAGTCTGCTAAATATGCAGATAAAGGTCAATTAGAACTAATGGCACTTGCTACTTTTAAATATTTCCCTAAAATAAGAACTATTAATGCAGGGTTATTGTTCGTAGTATCTAAAAACTTTATAAAACAAACCTATACTGACGATATGATCCCTGCGTTATGGAAAAAATGGTTATCTAATTATGCACGCATGGATGTAGCGTATAGCAATAATGTTTGGAACGCACACCCGAGTGGGTTATGCAAACGACATTGTGTAGTCCTCGAGTGCATACATAACGGGAGCAACTAATGGCTTATACTAAATCACCTAGACCTTACAAAAAAGAATACAAGAAACAAGTGGAAAGAAAAGAACACCCGAATCGTATGGAACGTCAGAAAGCTAGACGAGCCTTAGATAAGAAAGGTGTTAAGCGAAAAGGTAAAGATGTGAGCCATAGGAAGATGCTAAGCAAGGGTGGCAGTAACAAAGACGGTTACTTTTTAGAGAGCCCATCCAAGAATAGAAGCAGAAACGGTAAGAAGAAGACAAAAAAGGCTTAATTTAAAGCCCGTACAAAGCCGAAACAAAACCTCGGTGTGTGATTGTACCCTAGAAAAGTGACGAAAAACGCAGATTATATCTGTTGCAACAAGGAGAAGACATTGGGATTAGCTACGCAGAAGTATACCTTCACGGGTAAGTACAAGCCGTTTGACCATCAACGTAAGACGGCATCATTTTTTACAAAACATAAGAAATCATTTTGTTTTAATGAACAAGGCACGGGCAAGACGGCTAGTGCAATATGGGCATCAGACTTTTTGATGCAACAAGGCAAAGTAAAACGTGTCTTAGTTATATGTCCTTTATCTATTATGGATAGTGCATGGAGGAATGATCTATTCGACTTTGCTCCACATAGAACAGTTGCTGTAGCATATGGCGAATCTAAAAAACGGAAATCTATAATCGAACAAGGCACTGATTATGTCATCATTAACTATGATGGTGTTGAGATAGTGGCTGACACTATTAAGAAAGGTGGGTTTGATTTAGTTATTGTGGATGAGGCTACGCATTACAAAAATGCACAGACCCGTAGATGGAAAACACTAAACAAATTATTACGTGACAACACGTGGCTGTGGATGATGACAGGCACACCAGCTGCGCAGAGTCCAGTGGATGCTTATGGATTAGCTAAGCTAGTAAACCCAACAGCAGTTCCTAGATTTGGTGGTTCATTTCGAGATATGGTTATGACTAAGATAACTAATTTTAAATGGATACCAAAAGAAAATGCCACAACCACAGTGCATAGAGTGTTACAACCTGCAATTCGATTTACGAAAGAAGAGTGTTTAG